TCAAAGAACATACGAGTCGCTAGATAACTACTTGTTTACTGGATACAATGACTACGAAGATTTAAAAAATAAAATATCAAAAGATTATCGTTATGATACGGACGGAGCAAATATAAAAACATATGTAACATTTCAGTACACAGAGTTGGGAGCAAATCAAACTTATTTTTATTTTACAAAAACAGAAAGACCATCAAGGAATGGGGTGCTAATCCCTGGCTCAGACTGGATGACAACAAAATACGAAGTTGTAGACAACATGATTATATATCCGCCATCAGGTGTAGATTTTAATGATTTGTCAATTGTTACACATATAGAGATGAATGTTAAAAACTCAGAAACAAACAACGTTTCAATTAAAAAACTTTCATATGCCTCACAAGCACTTAACGAATCTGATGCAAGCCCTATTGGAACAAGATTTGGAACATCGATTTATCCATATACAAAGACTGGAATTTATTATGATTTTAAAAGAAATAATCCTTTTGCAATCTATACTGGATCATCTCCATATTTATATCTAACCAAAACCAGCGGAATTCAATTAAAGGGAAAGTATGACCCTCTAATAAATAGAGGGCTTATGATTCCAGTAAACGAAAGTAGGTCTGAAGGATTTAAGGTTATAGCAATGCAAATGGCTGTTAGGTTTGATGGAGACTATTTCCCTTATGCCCCAACTCAAATATTTGAGGTGCAAAGCAAAGACTCTTACATAAAATTTTATATGGTAGCAAGTGACCCTTCTGGACGAAGAGCAAAAATATATGCAATAGATGCAAACACAGGACTTATTCAAAATGGTATTGGATTTTATTGGAATGGAAAGGTAGTAAAAGAGCCAGTAATAACTCTTCAGGAGTGGGGATTCCTTGGAATCAATTTCTCAAGCAGTCTAAACTTTTCATTTTTTGAAGGAGCCGTAAGATTAACAGGACCACTATTATTTAATAGCATTTCTTACTATCAATCTACCAACCTGCAAGAAGTTCAGAACATAGCAGAAAGACCATGGTTCAGAGTAAAGGTTTTGGGATCTTATGAACTTGACTGGGAGTTCTGGGATAGTGGGTCGTTTAACTGGAATAAAGTCTTAGTTTTGTCAGAAACAAGTTATTATGGTGTCAATCCTTCAGACGTATACAAGAGTTATACGGGAACAAATAAGATAATTGTGGATGATGATAGGCCTATTAGTTTTGGAGAATACGCATATACCATCTTTACAGATGTAAATTGGAACCAGTTCGTACAAGATCCAGTGTAATATGGTATACTTATAGTTATGGATTCGCTAATAGACCCAAAAACTGGTCAACCAATTGTAAAAAATGTTAGAAGACAAGTCATTGAAAAGAACTATGACTGGGGACTTTACGTATATAAGAAAGCAAACGGCAAGTGGTTTACAGATGGTAATGGCTCAGTTCTTAATATTCCATCAGACAAAAACGATATTTCTAGAATTGCGGAATTAAAGAAGACTGCCATGTATTATGGAGATCCAGGCGATGGTACTTGTGTATTTGTTCCAGGGCTAACAAGAGTAACAGAAGAAGAATATTCAGAGCAAGTTGATCGCTTAAAGGCTGGACTTATTCCTTCCCTTAACGACCTTGGCGCTGTTCAAGCAGCAAAGGATACAATTGCTAAGTATGGAGACGAGGAGTAATCATGCAAGATAATGAATATGAAATCGGCGCAAGAATTGATGATGCACCAAAGAAAGATGATACTTTTTCAAAATCAGACCCATTTAATGGTAATTGGGATACACTAAAATCTCTTGATGGATTAGATGCAAATTTTAAAAGACGGACAAATAGACTTTCAAGCAAAATGGTTGAGCCAACAACTCAATACACAACAGCAGCACTTGCTGGAAAAAGCGGTATTGATGGAGCACAGTCAAAAGAGATAAACCCAGGGCTAGTATATGTAAATGGGTATGGAATGTTTGATGTTATTACACCACCATGGAATCTATATGAATTAGCAAACTACTACGACACATCATTTGCTAACCACGCAGCAATTGATGCAAAGGTTGAGAACATTGTTGGACTTGGTTATGAGTTCAAGGTTTCTCCAAGAACAATGATGAGACTTGAAGCATCGGAAGACAACAGTGCAACACAGAAGGCACGAAAGAGAATTGAACGAGCAAAGATTGAAATGCGTGACTGGCTAGAGTCTCTTAATGATGACGACTCTTTTACCGCAACAATGGAAAAGGTTTACACAGATCTTCAGTCAACAGGAAATGGCTACTTAGAAATTGGAAGAACAACTCGTGGAGAAATTGGATACGTTGGACATATACCAGCAACGACAATGCGAGTGAGAAGAATCAAGGATGGATATGTACAGATCATTGGAAACAAGATCGTATACTTCCGTAACTTTGGAGCAAAGAACCAAAACCCACTAACAACAGATGCTAGACCAAACGAGATTATTCACTTTAAGCAATACTCACCTCTTAATACATTCTATGGAGTGCCAGACATTATGTCGGCTATTAACTCATTACATGGAGACTCATTAGCCTCACAATACAATATTGATTATTTTGCAAACAAGGCAGTGCCACGTTATGTTGTAACGTTGAAGGGTGCTAAACTTTCTGGAGATGCAGAAGACAAGATGTTTAGATTTTTACAGACAAGTCTCAGAGGGCAATCGCACAGAACGCTATATATTCCACTTCCAGGTGATAGCGAAAACAACAAAGTTGAATTTAAGATGGAGCCCATCGAAGACGGTATACAGGACGGCTCATTTAAAGAGTATCGTAAACAAAACCGTGATGATATCCTGGTAGCACATCAAGTGCCACTATCAAAACTTGGGGGTGGCGATTCTGGATCTATAGCAGCAGCACTTGCACAGGATCGTACCTTTAAGGAGCAGGTTGCACGACCAGCACAAAGACAATTAGAAAAAATGATCAACAAAATAATTCGTGAAAAGACAGATATTATTGAGTTCGTATTTAATGAACTTACACTAACAGATGAAATAGCACAGTCTCAAATCCTTGAAAGATATGTTAAGAATCAGATAATGACTCCTAACGAGGCAAGAGTTGTTTTGGATATGCCACAAAGAGACGGTGGAGATGAGGTTCTAGACTTAAGTCCAGCAGCATCATCCGAAGCAAGAACGACAAGATCTAGAGATGCAGAAAGAACAAATAACAATTCCGACAGCACTTCAACAGTTGCTGGAAGAGCCCCAAAGGGAGAGGGAAGAAAAACCCCATAATGTCCAATATGTCCAATATGTGATATATGTATAAAATGGGGCTTATAATATAATGGTGAGCAATGTATCCAAAGCCCATTGGAATTCAGATGGGGAAAATCTTCGTCTTTCGATGCCTTTTAATAAGGTAGACAAAGAACGTCGTATCGTTTCAGGTTTTGCGTCACTAGACAACCTTGATAAGCAGATGGACATCGTTACATCAGAAGCATCAATGAATGCCTTCGCAAAATTTCGTGGGAACATTAGAGAAATGCATCAGCCATTAGCAGTAGGCAAGATGATTAACTTTAAAGAAGATAAGTATTTCGATCCAGATACAAAGAAGTTCTACAAGGGTGTTTTTGTATCTGCATATGTTTCAAAGGGTGCACAGGATACTTGGGAAAAGGTTCTTGATGGAACACTAACAGGTTTTTCTATTGGCGGAAGAATGAACAAGTGGGATGACGGATACGATGAGAAGTCAGATTCACAAATTAGAATTATTAAGGATTATGATTTAGTTGAGTTGAGTCTTGTAGATTCCCCAGCAAATCAATTTGCAAATATTGTATCAGTTGAAAAGGTTGATGGCGTAGATGTTATCAAAGCAGATTCAACAGTGCTAGAAAATGTTTTTTACGATAAAGAAAGTGGAATTGTTATATCATCTGAAAACGATTCAGAAGTTAGCCCCGTTACTGGAGAGCAGATGGAAAATATAGGGTTCGTTGAAAAAACGGATGATGAAAAAACAACAATGATAAAATTCTTAGTTGATAGTGCTAAAGGCATTAATACTTCTAAGATTAACAAGGAGGTACAACCTATGACAAAATCAAAAACACAAGTTGAAAAGACAGATGTAGTTGAAGATGTTGTGGTCGCTCCAGAGGCAGATGCATCAGTTGCAGAAGTTACTGAGGAAGTTGCTAAGGCAGAAGAGGTTGAGACAGCAGATGTTGTCAAGACTGATGAAGTTGTAGCAGAAGAGATTGTAAAAGCAGAAGATGCTGAAGCAGTCGAGGCAGTAACAGAAGCAGTTGTAGAAGTATCTAAGTCAGAAGAGGTAATTGCAGAAGCAGTTACTGAAATGAAAAATACTCTAGAATCAGCCTTTAGCGATCTAGTGTCAACAGTAAAGTCTTTGCAAGCAGAAGTAGAACTTCTTAAGTCTTCAAAGGTCGATGTTGATACAGTAAAGGATTCATTTGCAGCAGTTGCAAAAGATATTGCAGCAGTATCAAATGAGTTTAATGAATTTGGAAAACGAGTAGACGCTGTGGAAGCAGACACCGCATTCCGAAAGTCTGGAGATATCGGCGATATCTTTCAGAATCAACCTGAAACGGTTGAAAAATCCCTATGGGGCGGTAGTTTCCTCAAAACAGCCGATCTATTCAAATGAACAAATCACTAGGAGGTGACAATATGTCAGAAGAAATAATCAAAAACCAGCCAGGCGCTGCGGGAGATCTAGGTGGAACAACACCAGGACTTTACCAGGGTCAAGGTGCTTTCGCATCAGGTGGAATTGGTGGAGTAAGTAACCCAGGTGCAGATACACTTGGAAACATTCCAACAGCAACTCTTGGATCTACAAGCGGAGCAAACGCTGTTAACCCTAGTGGTTCAGCGGCTTCTGGAATTTTGCGCCCTGAGCAGGCACGTCGTTTTATCGACTATGTTTGGGATGCAACAGTATTAGCAAAGGATGGCCGTCGTGTAACAATGAGAGCCAATTCTATGGAACTTGAGAAGGTAAACGTCGGTGAGCGTGTAATTCGTGCAGCAGCGCAAGCAGTTGGTACATACACAAACACAGGTGCAACTTTCACCAAGGTCGAACTTACTACCAAGAAGATTCGTCTTGATTGGGAAGTAACAGCAGAATCATTGGAAGATGGTATCGAAGGTGACGCTCTAGAAGATCACTTGGTACGTCTAATGACCAATGCATTCGCAAACGATATCGAAGATCTCGCAATCAACGGTGATGGTTCTACAGGAGCATTCTTGTCAATCATGCCAGGCTTCGTAAAGAAGGCTAAAGATGGAGATGCACATGAGTCAGTAGTAACCGTAGCAGATAATGCTTGGACACCTGATGTAATGCAGGGCATCATCAACGCAATGCCACGTAAGTACCGTGCACTTAAGAACAATCTTAAGTTCTACGCAGGTACAGATGCATTCGGTGGAATCGTTAAGAACAACGGTACACTTGCTGATGCAGTTGCAGAAGCGTTTGCAGGCCAGATGCCAGGATCAACCCAGGCAAACCGCCAGTCATACCTTGATGGTATCGGACAGACATTCGGTGGAGCACGTACAACTCGTGTTCTCGGAATTGAAGTTCAGGAAGTTCCTTACTACCCAGCAGGCTATATCGACTTGACATTCCCTGCAAACCGTGTATGGGGATTCCAGCGCGATATCACAGTAAACCGTGAGTACGTAGCAAAGAAGGACACAATTGAGTACACAGTATTCGTCCGCTTTGGTATTCAGTGGGAAGAAGAGGATGCAATTGCATTCGCTGACGCTGCTTCAGATTCATAATCTGTAAACAGTACCTTTAATGGGGGGCGGGAGTTCACTCTCCTGTCCCCCTTAATACTTTAATGATATAATACAAACAAGGAGGATACAATGGAAAACAATAATTACAATCATCCGTTTTCAGCAGATAATGCAGAAGAGCAGGCACATGTCGAAGCCCCAGTGGTTGAGGCACCAGTAGAGCATGTAGAAGAGCCAGTAGCAGAGCCAGTTGTAGAAGCACCAGTAGTTGAGGCACCAGTTGTCGAAGCACCTGCAGCAGAAGAACCAGTTCAGTCATTAGGATTTACAGAAACAGGCGCTATTGGATCAATGGCAGCAGACGGCCCAAGCAAGACAATTAAGTCACACGTAGATCTTTCAGAAAAGGTAGCAGTTCACTCAACAAAGAGCGTTCGTTGGGAAGAAGTTGGTGCAATTTCTAGAGGATACAACATTGTTACAAAAGCACAAGCAGACAAGTGGCTAACTCGTAGCCATGTTCGCATTGCTACACCAGAAGAAGTCAAGAAGGCTTTCGGTTAATTAAAGATGGAGATATTGAGAGTTTCGCCATATGCAGAAATACCTGTTAATTTTGTCATTCCTGCGGGAATAACAAATTCAGATATAACTGTTACTATAACAGATATGGCGGATCTTTCAGTATCCACATCTACATTTGCTGATTCATCTTCGTCAGAAGTTTTAGAAATTTTACTACCAGGAAAGTACGACTCATCATATAGAGTTGAAATAGTCGCAGACCCAGGAACATCAAATGAGCAGATTTTGCAGGACGAAACATATGAGATATTTAGGCCATATGTAGACCCTGCAACAAAAGCATCAACGGCAAGTGACATAGCAGCATATGCATTAAATGAAGAAATCGCAAGAGCAATCATTGACTCAATAGTTCCAGATGGATTCTATTACAGAAAAAAGGTTTTAAATTTTACAGGAACTGGATCAGACTACCTACCTATCTGGGATGATGTAAAAAAGATTTTGAGTGTTTATGAAAACAATAAGTTAGTAGAAGATAGACAGTTTGAGGTAACATCAGACAAAACAGCAATTGTTGAAAAGTCTACAGACAATATTAATCGTGCAGAGTCTGCACCACTGGTTTTACCAGCAGCATCCTCAGACTCTTTAGACCCACAGTTTGTGTATAGAGGATTTGGAATTACTTGGGACTACAGGATCACAGTAGAGCATGGATATACAACAGTACCATCAGATATTGTTAGAGCAACAGAGATGCTAATTCACGACATTGAGTGTGGAAAGTTAGACTACTACAAGAGATTTATTTCTTCTTATAATACAGATCAGTTTAGAATTCAGTTTGACAAGGGTCTTTTCGAAGGAACAGGAAATATAATCGTAGACAAGATACTTTCTAAGTATGTAAAGTCTATTACAAAAATTGGGGTGTTGTAATGACAGTTTGTGAGACACCAGATTTTATGTTTCCAATGCAGGCATCTGTATATCATCCAATAGTTGAGCAAGGGCAATATGGAGCAATTAAAAAGCAATGGGTTTTGGACAGAATCTTTGCCTGCAGTTTTACCTCTGGTGGATCTGCTTTTAAAGAAGACGTAAAGCCAAATGTAAATATTACGCAGCACTCTATTCTTGTTGGCAGAGCAAAGTCTGATATCAGAATATCATCACTTGATAGTAAAAATGCACTAACAAACATACTTATTACAGACATAAAGGATCAAGAAGGAAATCTTATTTATATGGAGACCTCTGGTCCTAGATCTGGAAGAGGAACTTTATTTGAAATAGCAACCTACGAACCTTTTACAGGACCGTTTGGAACTATAGAGTCTTATAAGATCGTTATTAGAAGATCAGAAAATCAAACAGGTGATGTATGAGAGCCGTATTTAGTTCTAATCAGTTTAAAAAAGAAATGAATAATATTGTGGAATACTCAGTAGGATTTTTAGAGGGCATTCAAAAGGGGAAAACTTTATTCTTAAAGACAGTGGGGCTAGAAACAGTAGAGTTGATGAAAGAGTTTATAGACTCAAATGCAAGGGTAAACCCAGAAATGCTTCACCACATATATGAGTGGAATCAAACAGGAAGCCCAAAGGCAAGGTTGTACAACATTTCATATACAACGAGTAACCTTGGACTATCCTTTAAGTCATCCTTTCGTCAGTCAGCATCAATTAAGAATGGATCACGAACACCTTTTTATGATAAGGCAAGAATTATGGAAGAAGGAATTCCAGTTACAATTAGACCAAGGGTTGCAGAGGTTTTAGCATTTGATGAAAACGGTGAGACTGTATTCACAAAAGGTCCAGTAAGGATTGATAATCCTGGAGGATCACAAGTAGAAGGTGGTTTTGAAAAGGTGTTTGACATGTTTTTTAATAGATATTTTTCACAAGCATTCTTAAGGGTAAGTGGCATTGCCAAGTATCTTGAAAATCCAGAGGTCTATAGAAGAGACATGAATGCTGGCAAATCTCTTGGCAGATCTAAGGGAGTGTCAACTGGGTATCGCTGGATTGCTAACGCAGGGGTGGTTGCATAATGACAGCAACAATTCACCATCCACCATCAATAATAAATAAGTACCTTGGTGCAAAAGTAGATGAGCGTTTTGATTCAGGAACAACATACTTTTTCCCAACACTTCCAACAGATATTGAAAATCTAACAACAACATTTCCACAGTCAAATGGACTTTTCGGTGTTTATGACAGAATGTTTAAAATGAGAAGAACACCTTTCCCATACATCAAGTGTGAGCAGGTTTTATATTATTTTTATGCGACTGGCGATTCTGAGAAAGGTTGGGGCCCAACAGAGCAGATGGTTCACATTCAGCAACTCGTTAGCGAACTACTTGATAATGGTGATGACTCAGCAAAAGATATTAATGATTGGGCAGCAGCAAATACAGGTAAATGGGATACAGAGTCTAAGCCAATTTTCTTCCATAACTTTAAGATATACCAACTAGAAGAAACTAGAGATATTGTAGACTTTGGTACAGCCCGTACCTATGCGGGTAATAAGATCATCATAGACTACGACTGGCACCCAGTAACTCCATAATAAATGGCATGTATAATTAAAGCGAGGAAACAAGCCCTTTTAATAAAAATGAAAGAGGTGAGAATATATGGCATATAGCCGTGGTTCAAGCAGTAACATCATCGTGGGTGCAGCAGCACTATTTACACATGATGCAGGTCCAATCGGACTAGACGAAGATGGTAAGATCACCGATGCTCAAGCAGCATTAGATCTCCCATCGTTTTCACAATCAGTAACATCGATCAGAGAAACACTGACACTTGATGATGAGAACTACACAAACGTAGGATACACATCAAATGGTTTGGAACTTGCTTTCCAGCCAGACTTCGGTGAGGTAGCAGTAGATCAACTTCTAGACGTTGCTCGTTTATTCAAGCAGGGTATGACAGTTAATCTAAACACAGCCTTTGCAGAAGCAACACTAGAAAATCTTCTAGTCGCTATTGCAGCAGATGACACAGACAAGACAACCGCAAATGGTGCAACTACTCTGAAGATGTCTGCTGGAGATATTGGTGACGTACCACTAGAGCGTGGTCTCGTAGCAGTAGGACCAGGATCTGGTTCTTCTTCAACACCAAAGGAAAGAATCTATGTTGCATACCGTGCACTCTCAATTGAGAATGTTACAGTATCAGCAAAGCGTGATGAGGCTTCAATGTTTGAAGTATCATTCCGTCTTCTTCCAAATGACGACGCATCATACGGTAAGATCGTAGATCGTTCACTAACAGCAGCATAATACAACTTAATATATGAGAGGCTCAATCCTTCGGGGTTGGGCCTTTCTGTTTGGTATACTTATATAATGGCAACAAGAGTTTATGATAAAAAACAGTTTAGTTTAGTAGACGGTACTGTCATTTCTGCATCCCCTCTCAAAATAAAGTATCTTAGAGAGTTTTTAGATGAGTTCGAAACAATTAAAAAGGCTACAACAGATGACGAATCAATATCTGTGTTAGTTAACTGTGCACTAATATCAATGCAACAGTATGCTCCACACATTAAGACAGTGGATGAGTTAGAAGATAATTTAGACCTTCCTACTATATATGAGGTAATAGATATTGCAGCAGGAATTAAGATTAATGAAAAATCTGAAGATACTGTAAAGTCTCAGGCAGTTGATAGCGGAGCATCCTGGGACACATTAGACTTGGCAAAACTTGAAGCAGAGGCATTTCTCATTGGTATATGGAAAGACTATGAAGAACTAGAACAGTCTTTGTCAATGGCAGAACTAACTGCAACAATTAAGATAAAAAGAGAACTAGACTATAGTGATAAAAAGTTTGCTGCTGCTATGCAGGGTGTAGATTTAGATAAAAACTCTGGTAATAAAAACGCTTGGGAAGATATGAAGGCGAGAGTTTTTAGTAAGGGAACTGCAACTGACGGCAATGATATTCTGGCCCTTCAAGGCAAAAATGCAGAAATGGCTGGATTCGGTATTGGCATGGGACTAGATTACGAATCATACGAATAGAAAAAATAAGCCTGCGCTATGGTATAATTGACTAAACCTTATAAGGAGGAATAAATGGCAACCGCCACTGAAGAAAAAACAGTAACTCTGATCGACGGAACAAAGATCAAGGTAAGACCACTAAAGATATCGCTACTTCGTCCATTTATGAAGAAGTTTGAGGATATCGCAAAGGTAGCAGAAGATAACGAAAAGTCTATGGACCTACTTATCGATTGTGTTCAAATCGCTATGAAGCAATACAAGCCAGAATTGGCGGAAGACAAGGAAGCCCTAGAAGAAAATCTAGACCTTCCAACAGTATACAAGATCGTCGAAGAGGCATCTGGAATTAGACTTTCAGACGCTTCACTACTTGGCAACCTTGTAAATAACTAAATAAAGAGGTGTTAATGGATGGCTGATGTTCAATCCAATATTAATGTAAATATTGATACGTCTGATGCTTTAGCAAGTCTAAAACTTCTGCAACGTCAAATATCAGCCTTCCATACACAGATGTCAAAGTCTGGTGCAGCAGCATCAGCAGTTTCAGCAAATCAAGCACAGAACTTGATGAATAGTATAAATGCTACTGGAAAATTCCAAGCATCAATGCGCTCAGTCAAGTCAAGCACAGAGTCTTTTACTGATGCACTAGAAAAAAATAAATTAACTTCACGAGAGTATTTCAGATATACTGGCGCAGCCACAAAAACTTTTGGCAGATTATTTAAGTCCGAGTTTGAAACAATAAATAAGGTAGCCCGTGAACGTGTAAAGGATGTACAAACCCAGTACATCAAGATGGGCCGTGGAGCAAACGGAGCCATTCAGTCAATTGCTGTAAGACCACTAGCGCTTGATATGAAAAACCTTGGCACACAAACGGCCATGGCAGCACAAAGACAACAACTTTTAAATCAACTTCTTAAGCAGGGATCTACTAATCTCCTAAACTTTGGTAAGAATACTCAGTGGGCTGGTCGCCAGTTAATGGTTGGTTTTACAGTACCACTTGCAATGCTAGGCTCTGCAGCAGCAAAAACATTCATGGCTATGGAAGAGCAGGCAATTAGATTTAAGCGTGTATATGGAGACATGTTCACAACCAAAGAACAAACACAGGAGATGGTTGAGCAAATCCAAACTTTGGCAAAAGAATACACAAAGTATGGTGTTGCAGTAGAAGAGACGATGAAGATGGCAGCAGATGCTGCAGCACAAGGTAAGGTTGGAGCAGAACTAACTGCACAAGTTTCACAAGCAACAAGGCTTGCAGTGCTTGGCGGTGTAGAACAAGAGCAGGCACTTGAGACAACAATATCAATTACAAACGCTTTTGGTGTTGCTGCAGAAGATCTAACTAAAAAGATTGACTTCCTTAACGCAGTAGAAAACCAGACTGTAGTATCAATTGAAGATTTAACTATTGCAATCCCAAAGGCTGGACCAGTTGTTCAGCAACTTGGTGGAGATGTAGAAGATCTTGCATTCTTCCTTACAGCAATGAAAGAAGGTGGAATTAATGCATCAGAAGGTGCTAACGCACTCAAGTCTGGTCTTGCTTCTTTAATTAATCCATCTGAAAAAGCAGCAGGATTCCTTGCAGATCTTGGCATAAATATTAAGGGAATTGTAGAAGCAAATAAGGGCGATGTAAAGTCAACAGTTGTTGAATTCTCTAAAGCACTTGATACACTAGATCCACTAAACCGTGCAAGAGCAATCGAGCAGTTGTTCGGCAAGTTCCAGTTCTCTCGTCTTTCAACACTGTTCCAAAATGTAACAGCAGAAGGAACACAGGCAGCAAGAGTTCTAGAACTTACAAAGAACACAACAGAAGAACTAGCAATCTTGTCTGAACGAGAATTAGGAAAGATTGAAGAAACAACAACATACAAGTTTAAAAAAGCAATTGAAGACCTAAAGGTAACCCTTGCTCCAGTTGGAGAGCAGTTCTTAAAAGCACTAACACCAATTGTTGAATTTGCTGCAAAGATACTAGATAAGTTTAATGATCTTGGGGACGGTAGCAAAAGGTTTATAACTATACTAACTGTAGCACTTGGAGCAGTTGGACCAATTGCGCTTATGTCTTTTGGTTTGCTTGCTAACGGTATTGCAAATATAATTAAACTATTTGCAACGCTAAGAGGTGGATTTCAGAAGGCAGGATCTTCTACCCAGATTCTTGGAGAGCAGACAAACTATTTAACTAAAGAACAACTAGAAGCATCTGCAGTAGCAGCATCTCTTGATCAGGTTCATCAAAGATTACGGCAAACATTTACATCTGAGGCATCAGCAGTGGGGGCACTTGCTTTGGCGTATCAAAGGGCAATGGCAGCACAGAGAGCATTTGGAATGCCAGGCGCAGCACGACCTGGAGCAGTTCCTAAGAAGTTTGCAGAGGGCGGAATCATTTCTGGTCCTGGTGGTCCTAAGTCTGACTCAGTTCCAATCATGGCATCTAATGGCGAAGCAATTATATCTGCAGAAGTTGTTAAAAAGTATCCTGGACTTGTTCAGGGTTTAATTGCAGACAATATCCCTGGCTACAAGAACGCTGGAGTTGTTGGTTCTAAATCCGTAAAGTTTGGTGGCAGCGATTATGAACTTCCCGCAGGATCACAAACTATTAATGCAATTCAGGCAAAAGTAAATGGAAGCATTGGAGTAGTTGATGACATAATTGCTCAGGCACTACAAAATCTTGCATCAGAAACAAAGATAAGCACAAAGATGTTTGTTAAAGAAGTTAGAAGAATTGCTCAAGAACAAGGCAGAAGAGTTGCAGATCTAGGCAAAGAGTTTGCATCTAAGTCTGAAAAAAGAGTAGGTGGCGGAGGTGCATATGCTGCACCTAAGTCTCTAGGAAGCCCAGCAGATCAACTAAGAAGAGAGCGTGGTGCAGTCGCTGCAGCAGCAGAAATGGCTCCTGCAAGAGCATCAGCAAAAGCGATAAGACGTACAATGGAACAGTATGGCGCAACGCAGTCACAGATTGCTAATGCTACACAGATAGACAGATCACACACTGTTGCTGTTTCAAAGGAACAAAAGGGAGTAAAGACAGGCGCAAAGACTGGTATGAAGTCTCCAGCATGGAATAGTGCGGTATGGACTCCACAAACTGGTGCAGAAAACAACTCAATCCTTGAAAGCCTTAAGAAGTCCGAAAGATATAGAAAGTTGTATCAAGAGTATTTAGTAAAAACTGGAGCAACAGAAGCACAGATTACATCCATTATGACAAATATCAATAATGGTGTTGCATTAACAGAAGAGCAGTTATCTATTCAGGGCAAGGCTCTTAGACAGATTGCTGTTGACTCAAGAACAAATGCTGAGATTGAAAAAAGAACAAGCAAGAACTTTATAATGTATGCAGACGCAGTTGGCCAGGGAGCATTAGCAAGAGAAAAGGTTCTTGCAAGACAGCCTAAGCAATTGAGAGAATTGACAATAAGAAATCAAAAGGCTATTCAGGCTATTGCAGAAGAGTTGCCAAACGCAGCAGCACTAGCACTACAAACACAATCTCCATCACGAAAAATGCGTAAGGTAGGACAGGATGCAGGCGCTGGACTAATTCTTGGAGCAAGAGAATATATTGACGATGCAAAAGCAACAGGGCAAGCACTTGGGGCAGCAACTGTTCAGGGATCACAGTCAAAGGCTGCAGCATCAAGAACAGCACTTTATGGCACGGGACCAATTGATGCTAATCAAAAGTCATTAAGAAGACAACTAGAAAGACAGCAAAAGAAAAGTGCTCTTGCACAAAAGTCAGGATACCCAGCATCAGTAATTACGTCTGGCGCAGCAGACTCCGCTAAAAATCAAACACCATCTTCAAGAATGTCAACACTTTCTCAAAAGATAAAAGATAGAAGAGCAGAAAGAAAAAATTCAGGAACTGGAATGGGTGCAGGTGGCAAGATGATGGCTGCTTCTGGAGTCATGATGGGTGCTTCCATGATACCTGGGGCTGTAGGAGATGCAGCACAAAAACTAATGATGCCAATGATGGCTCTTTCAATGATTATGCCTTTGTTGACAAGCGGTATAGGTATTGCAGTTGTTGCACTTGGAGCAATTGCTGGAGCAATATACTTCTTCAATCAAAGTATTAAAAAAGCAAGACAAGCAGGAATTGATCTTGCACAGTCAATGACTATGACATCTGAAAAACTTCAAAACCTTTCAGAGATAACTGGAAAAGTTAGTGCAACAGAGGCAGCAGATAGAAAGCGTCAAAATACATTAACTGGAGCAAGCGGAGTACAAAGAAAGTTTGGCCAGAATGTTCTTGAAAGCGATTTTGGTAAAACACTTTTAGGAGATATTGAAAAGCAGGCAGCATCTGGTCAAGGAATACAGCAAATTGGAACAAACATTTCTAACAGTCTTGCATACGCAATTGTACAGGGCATCATCACAACAGATCAAGCACGGAGTATATCTTCAGCCCTTGGTGAGGAATTAAAGAGTTACGAAATACCAGCAATTGTCAGTGGAAAACTTACAACACTTCTTGGACCAAATGGTGAAAACCTTGCATCAGACCCATTAAAAATTACTCTTGCAATTCAAAAGGAGTCAATGCAAAGACAGGCAGACTTTTTTAAGACTGCGTTAGAGCAATCGGTTAGTACAACAACATTTACAAATGTTGGACAAGTTATAGGTGGAGGAATTCTTGCAGCAGCAGGAGGTCTAACTGCTGCCCTAACAGGATTTACTGGAATAGGCGCAGTTGCAGGCGTTGGAATGACAGCAGCAGGGGCCAACTCAGTTCGTGCTGGAATGTCTGATCAAAACAAGAGAACTCAGGTAAATGAAAAACTTGGATCAGCAGCAATTCAACTTGGACTAGAACAGGTAACCATGAATAATGGTCTCGTAGACTCTTTAAACAAACAGTATGACATCAAAGTTTCTATGGCAAAAACTGATAAAGAAATTCAAGGCATAGAAAGAGAAAGAGAAGCAGCACTAGTAAAACTTAATGCCAAAAATGCAGAAGCCTTAAATCTTCTTATTGCACAGAAGGATGCATTTGGCCCAGACGTATTTACAAATGCAATTAACGCATCAATTGATGCAATGTATAAAGAAGGACCAATGAAGGTTTTTGCAGAAGAGGCAAAGAAAGAACTTAAGGATATTGAAGATGAAGACTTTAGGGCAATGCTTCAACTTCAGTTTGCAAGTGGAGCGCTTGACCCTATAACTGTTACAAAGTTAGCAAATAATAAAGAAATACAAAGTAAATTTAAGATTTTAGTTGAAACTCAGGGTGCTGAAGATGCAAACGTAGTTATGCAACTTTTAATGAAGGCTGGAGTCTCAGATCAAAATATTCCAATCTTTATGGATATTCTAAATAAAGATCCAAAGAATTTTGATAAAAACATGAATGCTATATCTGTTCTTTCAAATATGCAACAAAAATATGGAATCACCGTTGATGTTAATGATGATGGCGCATCTCAGGTTAAAGAAGTTGTTGCTATAACTGAGAGACTAAAGGGTATAAAAGGCGAAGAACTAACAAAGCAAGCATTTCTTGATTTGGGAATAACTGGAGACATGACTTCAGACGAGTTTAATAAGTTGTGGACAACCTTGGTGGGAACATCTAAGACAATTAATAAGAGCGTTGTTGTTGATTTTGTCGCTGCTGGAGACAAGAATGTCCTCTCTGCCTATCTTGCCTCAGAAGGAATTCCACAACTTAAGGGTCGTGGCGCAGCAAATCAAAAGAAAAGGCTTCAGAAAAAAGCAAACGCCTGGCTTGTTGGAAGACAAGGAAAGATTGTCGATGACAAAAAGACAACTGGAGTTGTTCCTGGCACTGGAGACAAAGACAAGGTAGACTCTTCTCCTCTGGACGATTTGGTCAAGAGACTTAGAGATGTAAGAAAAAATCAAATTAAGGTTACTGAAGGATGGATGGCATCATCTAAGACACTAAATAAACTGTTTGGTGGAAAAAAGACTATTGGAATATTTAGCGGTATTGAAAATGATATGAGAAAACTGGGAGCGGGAGAAGACCTAATTGATCTTATAACAGGTATGGATCCAGCAGAGTATGAAGAACAAAAAGATAAATTATTTAACTTTGATGAAAATGGAAACATTTCAGGATTAAAAGATAATGCTCAAAGTATTCAAGACGCACTACAATCAATCAAACTTGGAGAGTTTGTAAGTGACCAAGAAAAGATGGCTAAGCAAATTGGAAATCAGGTTACAGCATTAGGTAGACTAAAGGCAGCAGGCATTGACGGGTCTGTTGCTCTAGAAGCAGTAGCAGATGCAACTTTTGCAGCAGCAATTGCAAATAAAGATTTAGATGATAAGCAAATAAAACAGATTGCTGATGCTTGGAAAATAGCAACTGCAGAAAAAAGAAACTACCTTGCTCTTGAAGCATTACAGGCTGAAGAAACAATGCTAGATGATAATGTTGCACTTTTGCAAAGACTGACCGAAGTAATGGGTGTGTTTACACAGGAGCAACTTAATGCAATTATGCAAAGCGAAAACCTTAAAAAAGCATTAATTAACTTGTCAAGTGTAAAACCAGGAACTGAAGGATACCAAAGGTTCTTGGATGTTCTTAAGAAGGCATTAAACAAAGAAAAAATTCAGTTGCAGATTGATGCTGTTTCTATTGAAGGAATGCAAAAGATATTTGATCAAGGTTTTTCAACAGCAATGGAGAGAGTTGACGTTGAAGAAAAAAGACTAACATTAAAATTTGATGCAGAGACAGAGGGTTTGCAAGCAACAATTGACGCTGCACAAGATAAAATTGATGAGGCTCAGTATAAAATTGATGACAAAGAAGCAGCATTAAGAGCAATTGAAAAGCAAGAAGAAAAAATTAATGAAAAATATGACGACAGAATTAAGGCCTTGGACGAAGTTGAAAAGGCTAACGCTGCAATTTCGCAACAGCAAAAGGGTCAATTAAGTCTTGCAGAGGCATTAACTTCTGGAGACATTGCAGCAGCAGCAAAGGCTGCTCAAGAAATGAGAGCACAAGCAGCAGAAGATGCAGTGACAAAAGAAAGAGAAGCATTAGAAAAGGCTAGAGAAAATGAACTATCAAAAGTAACATCAGGTGGAAAAACTAGAAAAGTTTTAGAGCAAGAAATTAAGGCTTTAGAAGATTATATCTTTGACTTAGAAGAAAAAGATATTGAAAAGCCAGAAGAAGAAATCAGAAAAAAGAACATAGTTCTTAGAGATCAAATTAAGGAACTTGACAAGGTTAGAAGAAAATGGGAAGAATACCAACAAAGAATTGATGAGGCACGAGTTAACAATGCTAGGTCTCAGCAAGCAATAGACAATGCAGAAAAAATTATTCAGCCTCTTATTGATGCATATAAAAATGAAAAGGTAGATATTATATTACCAGCAGGAGGCTTTGAAGACCCAGTACCAGCAGATCCTACTCCTATCCCAGGACCAGGAAATGAACTAACATACTGCCCGTCACTTGGCAGAAATGTTCCAACAGTTGGTTTTCCAGGCAACTGTCCAGGAGCAGAGTCTTCAGGAAATCCAAACCCAGAAGCCTTGGTTTTCTGTCCTTCGTTAGGAAGAAACGTTCCATCAAGTGGTTTCCCAGGAAACTGTCCAGGTGGAGATTCAGCCACAACACCTACAAAAAAGGGTAATGCTGATCCAACCCCACCACCAACATCAAAGCCAACCCTGGCAGAGATACAAAAGAAAGATCCTTTCTATAACAGTTCTCTTTTGCACAGAGAGGAGTTAGACAAAATTGCTCAAGATGCTAAAAAGAATTTGATGCTATTTAATCAAAACATGAATGTTAGAGAAGTAACAAAGAATGCTGGAACAACACCAGGGCTTCACCTAAAGAGTTTGTATGACCAGCAAAATGCAGCAGCAATTCAAAATGCACTAAAGCCAACACCAGGAATGCTTGCACAAGAGAAGGCTGTTAGAGATGCAGCAGAAAAAGCAGCAGCACAAAAGAAAGCAGCAGCCGCTCCAAAGTCGCTGTTCTCAATGCCTAAAGGAATAGGAAAGGGCTACTCTATGGGTGGTCTAATACCTAAGTACTTTGCTGTTGGTGGTTTTGCAAAGGGTACAGATACAGTGCCAGCAATGCTAACCCCAGGAGAATTTATTATGAGCAAGTATGCAGTAGACTCATATGGAGTAGACAATATGAGAAAGATTAATAATGGTGACTCAATTGGCGGTACAGTGTATAATAATACATATACATTAACAGTTAATGCTAAGACAGACGCAAATCCAAACGATATTGCACAGGCAGTAATGTCAACTATTAAGCGTGTTGATGATAGAAGAATTAGAGGAGTGTCATTAAATGGCCGATGAAGAGATAGACCCTAGGGTAACGTATATACGTGGTCGTAAAAAATACAACAGGCCTAACGGAATGCTTTGGTCTGAAAATTCTGGCACCCTTAAAAATGGATTGTATGTGCCAAATGGTTATGAAATTGGTGTTGACCCAGAAAGCGTTGAAGATCAAACATTACTAGATCAATTTTTGTTGATTACTGACGATAATAGGCAGCCAATTGAATTTTCACAAGAAAGAATTGAGAAGCGAGAAAGAATGATCAATGGCCGTATGAGATCATATCATATTGCAGATAAACTCACATTAAGCACAAGTTGGAACATGATTCCATCTAGATCTCACGCAGACGTTCCTTCGTTTGATGTTGTAACTGGACTATCTCCATACAAGTCTTATACAACAGATGGCGGAGCAGGTGGAGCAGATATGCTTGAGTGGTACGACTCACACAAAGGCTCTTTCTGGGTATTTCTTGCATATGATAGAAAAGGTATTTTTAAAGGAACACCAGACCCGTACGACCACCTTGGACAATACAACCAACTTGTTGAAATGTTTATCAGTGATTTTTCATACTCTGTTGAAAAACGAGGAAGTAGTTTTGACTACTGGAATGTCTCAATAAGTCTGGAAGAGGTATAATGTTTGAAGATAAAGACCTGCAAACATTTTTGGAGACTTCTTCGACGGTACGTAACAAGTCAATAATTACAGCAGAATGGAATATGAATATACCAACCAATATAAAGCATATTGGAAACTATAGGTATAGACCAACACAGTCTGATTCAATATATTCATCACTTCCAACAAGTTTTGATATTAATGATGCTGGCAACTTTTACACTGGTGCAACTGACGCAGACGTATTGGTTGATGGCGTTTTTGATAACGATGATATACCAACAACATTTTTAACTAAGAAAGAAAAGTTAAAGACTCTATATTCTTTAGAGGCATGCTTTGAGCAGTTTAGACCAAGATCTGGAATCAATAAGGCTGTATTTTTTAAAGATGGCTCGCTGCATCACCCTAACCTTTTCATGGCAGACAGACCAAGATATTACATGGCAGATAAAAATGATAAGTTTAAATATTGGACTTCTTATAGAAGCGAGGTAACATATAAGTATACATACAATAATGGGTCACTAGGATATGGTTCTTCTCAAATATTTGTAGATAGAGATAATAAATCAAAACTCGGATCTATTGATAGTATTTCAGAGTATGGAATTGCATCTAAGGTAAGAGGATCTCAAAACTCTATTGAAGATGCTTGTCCATTTGTAGTCTATAAAGAAAGAGTTCCAACAAATAGGATTGTTGTTAAGATGCAAACTCACACTGGAACAGAAAATTTAGGTCCGTTTTCTTCAGCAACTGGTTCTAAGGATGACCCATTTTTTGGAGACTTAAAGAAAAAAGTTCCAAGCAGATGGAAAATTCAATTTTTAAAAGATAACAATTGGGAAGACGTTTTATCATTTAATCCTTCTATAGTTAGATCAGATGGATCACCAATTATAAAAAGCGATGGGTATGTTGAAATTGCCTATGGATTAATTGTTCCTGATGAGTGGAGATCGACTTTTGTTTTTGCAGAAACATATGCAAGTATATCGCTTCTTCCAGAGCAATCAGTGATTGGTTACGCTTATCTTATAAAAGAAAATGAAAACTCTTTAGGTAAATTTTATATTTGGAATGGCGAAGACTATACTGAAATAACTCCAAAGTATGGTTGGTATGTGCAGGATGAGACTGTTAATAGACTTACTAACTTTGTGACAGATGCAACTTCTCCAAGCGTATTTACAAGAGCATTAGACGGAAGAACACAGTATAGAGAGTTTGAATATATTTCTGGAATTAGAATTGTTGTAGATTCAATGAATGCAAAAGACGCAACATTCGATCTTATAGAAATATCTCCAAGATTAGTTGTTAATGTTTCTGATAAGACCTTGGACTACTCAATCAACAAGAGCGCATCAGATCTTGGTCTAAGTGGTTTGCCAGTTGGACAGTTGATTGCTTCAAACGGAAACATTAATATTTTTGATTATGATCAGGCATTTAATGAAAACAATTCATCAAGCATTATTGCCAAATATATAAATAGGCATGTTCAGTTTAAATTTTATGAAGTAATTGTAGATGTTGCTGGCTGGGACTACTACGTTCCAATAAAGACACTGTACTCAGATGCATTTCCAAAACAAGATCTTATGAGTAAAACCGTCTCTCTTTCATTGCGAGATCTGTACTGGTATCTAGAGTCTATAACAGCGCCTCAGATATTGATGACAGAAGTTTCTGTCAGTTCGGCAGTTTCCCTGTTGCTAGACCATATTGGGTTTTCTAACTATACATTCAAAAGAGTTGAAAATGAAAAAGAAATAATAATTCCATATTTCTTTGTTGCTCCAGATAAAAGCGTTGCACAGATTTTGCAGGACTTAGCAATATCAACTCAAACGGCAATGTTCTTTGATGAATATAATAACTTTGTGATGATGAGCAAAGACTACATTATGCCAACCAAAGATCAAAGACCAACTACTTTTGAACTAAAAGGAACTAATGACTTGTTTGAAGAAAGAGAAATTAAAAATAAAACTGCTGATAAAGCAAAGATTGCCAATATTATATCTGTCTCCACACAAGCAAACAATGTCTACAATGGCGGTGTAATTAACTATACTGTCAGACACATACAAAGGTCTGTTGGCTCTATAAGACAAGCAAGCCTTTTAGATGATGAAAGAATTTATACATACAAACCTGCTCTTTTATGGGAAGTATCTGGAACAGAAAATACAAAATCGATTAATAATGAGGTAAATACACAATCATCATATGTGCTTAGTGCAATTCCACTTAACTCTGATCTTTCTGCAGATGTTCCAGTTGTCAAGAATAACATTGTTACAAATAATACATTTAGTCTTGGTGAGGCAGCATACTGGATTACAAGATATAATGGTTACTTTTATTCGCAAGGAGAAATAATCCGATATGATGCAGTTCAGTATAACGTTACTGGTTTTGGAAATGTATGGATAACTTCTACAGAAGACTATCAAAATTATTTTTCTAAATTACCATTTAATGGAAAAATATATCCTACTGGTCTTGTAAGAATTTATTCTGAACCAAAATATTTTGAGCAGTCTGGAGTTATTAAACTACAAAATGGTCCAGTAGTAAAGCATGGTCGTGGACAATTTGGCACTACAGTAGTTGCACACCCTGCTGGAATATCTGAATATTGGAAGTCTGATGATAATGTCAAGGGTTGTTATATGGCTGCAGAATATATGTTTGAAAAGAAAACCCCACTGCCCACAACAACGCTTGGCTCAGCAGGAAAGACAACAGATGCCAATATATCTTCTGACGCACTTTCAAGAACATCTTCTAGAACTGGTCTAATTAAAAATTTTATGTCTACAGTAATGGCTGGTGAAATAACAACTAACACACAGCCAAGGCCAGGTTCTGTTCAGGCTTCTGCGCTTTCTATAACTGGTCCAAACTTTACAACAAAAGAAAAACCAAGAAATTTTATATCATATGTTCATAAGTCATTACCAGATACAAAGTATAAGCACTTTGGAACAAGGTTAAGAATTATTGGCAAGATAGAGAGCAGTAAGGACTCAGGACAAACTGCAAACGGAGCGTTTAACCTTTACGTAGTTAATGGATCTACTCCAGATAAAAATATTAACGTTACTGGCGGATCTGCTGGCATAGCAGTAATGCTAAATACGTCTACAAATGTAGGGTATTATTTTGAAATTTCTGCACTTGGCTTAGACAGTTTGTCAGAAGAAGATAGACAAAGCGTTAGCAATGTTTTCTTTTATAAAATAAAATCAAACAATGGAAAAGCCGTGCCAATTGTTTTGTATGATGGTCTTGCAAAAATTACAGTAGACGATGGAAGGTTTACTGGTCAATCAAGAATGTTTGCTGAAGAAAATCCAACGGTATATGATTTAGCAGTTGAGTATGAAGACATAGGAAATGTGCGTAGATTCTATTTATATATCAATGGAAAGATGATAAAAACAGTTGATGACATAGAGCCTCTGCCAGTATACAACAGTCTTGCATTATTTACAAGAGGCTCTTCAAGAGCAATGTTTGAAAATGTTTATGCGTTATCAAATAACTATTCTCAGAACACAGCGTTTTCTTTAGATGCACCAGTAAACTCAGTATTTGGTGATCAAGATATAGATGTAAATGAGTCATTTAGAAAATATGCCATAAGTGGTTTAGTACAGAATACCTACCTATCTGGTATTGGTTCATCAGAAGCACCAAAGTATAAGATATACTTTGAGGAGTTTGGAAGCATAATGAGAGAAGCAGCAGCGTTTAATTTTAAATATGATAAAGCATATCCAGCATTGACTGCAAAAATTTCTCCAACTTTTAATAAGACAAAGGGTTATGTTGTTTCTGGATTTCGTGCAGGATCTTACGGTGCAGAGTTTTTAATATTTAACGCAACAGACACCGCATTAAACCTAGATGAGACAGGTGGTAACTATTTAAGAATTCAAGGAATTACCTTTACTCAGCAATCCAATAACAACTTAACAGTTGACGAATATTTTAAAAATAATAGCACAGAGTCAAATCCACAGTTTGTTGCAGACAAATTAATTTCAAATCCTTTCAAATTTAAGCAAGACTACCAGGACATCAAACTTAGTAGGATGACTTATGGCAAAAAAGACTTTACACTAGAAACACCGTACATTCAGTCACAAGATGAGGCATCAAGACTAATGAAGTGGATGATTGAAAAAACTTCTAAGCCAAGAAAATCTGTTGGTGTTAAAATATTTTCAATACCAACAATACAACTTGGAGATATAGTTACTTTAGATTATAAAGAAAATGAAATAAGTATGGCATCAAATACAGCAAGTAGATTTGTTGTATATAATATTGAGTTTTCAAGAAGTTCTGATGGTCCAGAAATGACCGTATTCTTAAGTGAGGTATTGTAATGTCAATTCCAATTAATGGCGGAGTAGATGCAAAAGCAGCATTGCCAGACCCAACAGTACAAGCAGATAACTCTTCGATAAAAATTGCAACTCCAGATCTAATTATTTTTGATGAAGAGGTTATGTCTATTGAGACAATGACAGATCTGGTTTTTGAAGATATAGGTGGATACGAACTCGCCGTCATATCAAGACACGATTTAGTCAATGGTCAAAAAGTAATTTACTCACCAATTAAAAACTTGACAGATCTATATTTGCAATATAACCCAAACAACGTTTTAAGGCTACAGTCATCCGACTCATACTTTAAGTCTTTATCTTTGTCTATTTTTGACCATCTTCCAGTTTGTGGAACTGGATACGACATATCTCCACCAGCAAATAACCCAGGTGAGCAAGATAAAACAAAGTGGACAAAAACTCCAAACTGTAAGTCGGTCTACATAGACCCCATAACTGGAGATTTGGTTATTAATTTAGTCAATGTTAAAGAAAATGAGCAGGCAGAGGTTCAGGTTCTTTCTAGTGGAGATATTTTTAATGATACAATATATACTGGGAGCAATTAATGATAACTAATATAGGTAAAAATCTTTTAGCCAAGTATCTTGTTGGACAGACACAATCATATGCGTCACACATTGCTGTGGGCTGTGGGCCCAACCCTGTGGCTTCTGATGGGCAGTTGGGTAACTACTCACTAAAACAGTCTTTAGATTTTGAGATGTTCCGTGTACCCATTATTTCCAGAGGCTTTGTAAATGAAGACGGTATTGACAAGGTAGTATTGACAGCAGAATTGCCAACAGAAGAGAGATACGAGATAACTGAGGTAGGAGTTTTTTCTGCTGCAAGAAACCCAGTTGCTGGTTCATTTGATAGTAGAAATATATATTCTTTTGCAGAAACAGATAATTGGCTATATCAGGCTGTTGGGTCACCCGCTGTAGAGATAGAGCCAGTCTATACGCCTTTAGATGGAGACTCTGACAATGGAGTGATAAATCAAACTTTGGGTGTTTTTGCAACAAATGCAGACAACAGAATATTTACTCAGTCCGATAGAATAGCAAGAAATGAAAGGTGTAGATTCCTAAATAACATAATCGCAATGGTTGGAAACTCTTCTACACTTACGCTTGATCAATCAGGAAGCATTCATGTTGGGCCTGGGTCAAACTATATAAGGCTAAACGACACCGCTGTAGACTTCACAAAAAATAGCCCTCTTGACGAATTAAGGTTTGCATTTTCTGTTGTTAATAAAGTTGCCAACTCAAACACAGTTCCAGACAATGTAAAAATATTGCTAGAGTTTTCTCACCCTGGAATAGGGTCAAGTCTAGAATATGCCAGACTAGAAATTGATATTGATGATCAGGCATACTCTGCTGGAACTGCATCAGAAACAATAAATTTTGCTTTAAATAGATATGTTGTTTCAAAAAAAGCATTAAAGGATTTAAAAAAGACAGATGGGTTTGACTGGAGAGAAGTTGCCACAGCAAAGATATATTCTTGTGTTACCGAGGCTGGATCTCCATCAGATTTATTTTATGTATGCTTAGATGGTGTAAGACTAGAAAATATAACATCCACAAACTCTCTCTATGGGCTAACTGGATACTCTGTTATTAAGAGTGTAGGATCAAAGCCAATCATAAAGTCGGCAAACACAACAAACTATATTGAGTTTAGATTTTCTTTGGATGTTGGATAATGGCAGACAAAGGAATAAAAAATGTTATTATTAAAAAAGAATTGCTTGGAAAAGTAACATCGTCGAATGCAAGAGTGGTTCGATTTAGAATTGTTTCAGAAGACAAAAACAGAAAGTCAGCATACTCAAAAATATTTATTACAGGTTCAGAGGCTGTTTTGGTTGGTCCAGGAGATGTAAATGTTATTGGAAATAGCATATTTGTAAACTGGTCTACTAGTGAAATTTCAACACAGATATTATACGATGTTTTTGCGGGTTTTGATGGAGCAGTTCCAACCTATGTAGGTTCGACTGGATCACAAAGTTATTCGTTTTTAAAAAACGGCACACAGTCCGTTAGGGTAATTGCTCAGAGATCATCGATCAATCCAAAACTTAACAGTGATATAGAGGTTTATGATTCTGGAATCGTGAGTCTGGTATAATTATAGTATGTCAATTTTACCTTTACCAGAGCGTGGTCAACCGCTAGATGTAACATATATTTATCAAATTGTTCAATCTATTAACGAGTTGTACACTCAGGTTGCACCTTCTAAAATAGGATATCTTGTCGTTGACACAGAAAGAAATGGCCCACAAACTACAAAGACATCCGCAGCAAATGTAATTGGTGGGTATGAACTGGTTTCTCCTTCTTCTTTGCAAGCAGCAGGAAGTTCTCTGCCTTGGTCACATTCTTTTGAAAAAGAATTTCAATATCCTCCAATTGTGACAGCAACAGCATTTAACAAAGGTGTTAATGATTCTGGAAAAGATGTTACAGTAACTATTAACAGCATAACAACATCAAAGGTAGAAGGAACCGTCAAGTTTAATCTTGGAGGAGAAACAACAATGGGTATCAACATAATAGCAGTTGGAATAGCAAACTCGTGATTAAATGTATAAAATGTAATGGAAGAATGTTTATAGATCGTCAGTACACAGAAATAAATAATCTAGAACTATACTGCATTCTCTGTGGAATGAGAAAATTCTTTCATCCACCTAGTAATTCTCAGGAGGGCCAATGGCTATTAAAAAGGGAACAGTTGAGAGCGAAAAGTACAATGAGTCACCTGTAATACAGGGCAATAAAAAGGTTTGGTTTCTTAATGGGGACCTAGTTAGAGTTCATCACTACAATCATTCTAACGGTATAATGTCTGTTTACAATATTAATAAAGATCAGATTGAAAGTTGTTTAATTAGTGATTTTAAAAATAAAAGAGAAAGAGCATACACTGTTGGGCAGACTGCTGATTTAGTTAATCGTCACAAGAAATATATGCCATCACTAATGAAACGGGGAATCATTCCTTTTCCAACGGGATCTCAAAAGGGTGGAGCAAGAGGTTTTCAGGTAAGGTCATATTATTCGGAATCGCAGGTAAGAGAGATTCGTGATATACTTGCTTCATACCATATTGGTAGACCAAGAAAAGACAAATTAATAACTAATGATATTACGCCAAGCAAACAAGAGTTGACACGCAGAATGGGCGATGGTATACTTACTTATAGAAGAACTGAAGATGGACGATTTGTTCCAATTTGGAATGAGTCTATTTAACGAAGGGTATAAAATGTCAGACAGCAATTATGTAGTAACAAATGAACCAACCAAGGTATCCGTAACACTAGGGTACACACTTAACCTAGGAAACTTTCAATCACTAAGATTAGACCTTGGCGTAGTAGATAGTTCACGCAATGGAGAGACAGTGGATCAGTCTTTTGAGCGTGTATACAAGTTTGTTGAAGACAAACTAACAGCAAAGATTCTAGAAGCCCAGTCTGAGGCTGCTGAAGGATAATGGCAGAACGCAAAGACCGCATGGCTTTGCTTTCAAGATACAGCAAGTATCATACCGCAAGGTACGAATCAAAGCCATCTCTTAACTTAAATGTAGAGCAGTGGGCTTCTGATGCGCTTGTAGAGTCGTACACTCTTCCAGGATGTTACGATATACTTGAGTACTATTTTTCTGTTGCAGAAAATCCTTCCTGGAACTACTTTGTATATAACGCAGAAAAAATATTGCAGGCACAAAAAGATAAAGTTAAAGATGACCAAGAAAGAGCAGAGCGTAGACGGATGGCAAAGGAGTGGCTAAATGAATAACACAGAGGCAAAACTACTTACGGCTGTTCTAAACGACAAGCAAATTCACGTACTCCTTCAAGCAAACGTTGACAATCTTCTTAGAACCCATGCCGATATTTGGAATTTTATAAGACTTTATTTTGAAAACAATTCATCACTTCCTCCAGCAGAACTTGTTACTGAAAAGTTTAGAGACTTTGAGCCAGTTGCTGGGGTTGGTGCAACTAAGCATCACCTTGAAGAGTTACAAGGTGAGTATCTCACAGACAGTTTGAAAGACATTATTAGGTCTGCAGCAAGTGAGATCCAAAACAACAATGGAACTGGCGCTCTTAATGAGTTAATTACAAAGACATCAGAATTAAAAAAGAATACTGCAGCAATTCGTGACATTGATGTCACAGATCTTGAGTCTGCTATTGCATATTTTGAAAATGTAAAGAAGCAGCAGGCGTTAGGTTTATCTGGAATTAAGACAGGACTTCCAGGGTTTGATAACTATCTTCCTTCAGGAATTATGCCAGGACAACTTGGGGTCTTCCTTGCATATCCAGGAATTGGTAAGTCATGGCTTGCCCTTTACTTTGCAGTTCAGGCTTGGAAGCAGGGAAAGTCTCCAATGGTAATCTCTCTTGAAATGAGCGAGACAGAAGTTCGTAATCGTGTGTTTACAATTATGGGAGAAGGTCGTTGGTCACACCGCAAGATTAGTAATGGAGAGATTGAGATTGATATGTTAAAGGACTGGCATGCAAAAAATCTTGCAGGAAAGCCAGAGTTTCATATCATATCAAACGATCAAGGCGGAGAAATTAATCCTTCGGTTCTTCGTGGAAAGATTGATCAATACAAGCCTGACTTTGTAATTGTTGACTATTTACAATTGATGGCTCCTAATCAGAAGTCAGATAATGAAACGGTACGAATGAAGAACCTTTCACGAGAACTTAAACTTATGGCTATTGGTGAAGAGGTTCCTATCATTGCCATCTCGTCCGCTACACCAGATGATGTTAACGATCTGTCTACAGTACCTACGCTGGGTCAAACAGCCTGGTCTAGACAGATTGCTTATGATGCCGACTGGGTTCTGGCATTGGGCCGTGGTACTAATAGCGATATTATTGAATGTGCATTTAGAAAGAACCGTAATGGATTTATGGGAGACTTCTTGGTACAGTGTGACTTTGACAAGGGATATTACAGGTATAAAGACTTTGAAGATAAGTAGTTATAATATGGTATGTCAAAAACTGGGGAGAACTTACCACCAACGTTCTATCATCATAAGCCTATCAAAAGGTTTTATCTTGATGGAATAATTCACGACGATTCGATGATCGGAAGACTTAAGGATGAGTATATACGATTGTTGATATCAGAAATGAAACTTAGTGGGTATGTTCCAAGAATTGATCTTGACCCAGATTTCACTATAAGGTATAATGAGATTAAGAACTTTTTTGAATTTGAATTATCAGTACAGGCAGTCTACGCAGGGAAAAGGAAAAGCACATGGATAGCAGGAATAGACGGAACCAATCCAATCTTTATTCCGCAGAACAAGTCAAGCGAGTCCTTACAGGATCAGGTATAACTGTAGAGTCTGAACTTGATGCAGATTTCATGATCTTTTGCCCATTTCACAACAACCATAGAACTCCAGCAGGCGAAGTCCAAAAAGATAGCGGAATGTTCTTTTGTTTTTCTTGTCAAAAATCTGCAGACCTAATTGAACTAGTTATGCATACATCTGGTAGAACATATTTTGAGTCTGCTAGATTTATTAAGAGCAAAGAAAAAGTAACAAATCTTGCTGTAGAAATAGACAAGGCTCTTGTAAAAGAAGAGCAGTATAAAACTTTTGACGAACTAATTATTAAAAGACTACACAACAACCTGATTGCTTCTGAAAGAGCAAAAAATTATTTTACATATAGAAAAATTCAAAAGCCTTCTTGTATAAAGTTTTCACTAGGCTATTCAGAAAAACAAGATATGGTTACTGTTCCAGTGCATAGTCCAGATGGTATACCACTTGGGTTTGTCGGTAGATCTATTGAAGGAAAAGATTTTAAGAATACGCCAGGTCTTCCAAAAAGCAAAACACTTTTTAACTTGCACAGAGTCAAGAAATCTGATAGAGTATATGTAGTGGAATCATCATTTGATGCCATTAGACTTGACCAGGTAGGACTTCCAGCAGTCGCAACACTTGGTGCAAACGTATCAAGCAAACAAATAGAATTGCTTCAGAAGTATTTCAATAACATTATTGTTATTGCTGATAATGATGAGGCGGGAGGAAACATGAAAGATAGAATAGTTGAAAAACTTTCTAGTCGTGTTTCCGTTATTAAACTAAACAATCAGTATAAAGATATTGGCGATATGCCAGACGAAGAACTTAAGAATTTAGAGTTCCAGTTTGACAAATCAATATCACTTATGCTAAACTAATACAACAAACAAAGGAGAATAATATGAGCGTAGTAAAGGGACTAAAGAACATCAATGCCCTGCTCGACAAGCCAAAGTATGAAAACGACGGGCCAAAGGTAAAGTGGCTAAAACTTGCAGACGGTCAGTCCGTAAAGATCCGATTTATTGAAGAACTCGATGAAGATTCTGCAAACTATAATGAAAAGCGTGGACTAGCACTTGTTGTTAAGGAGCACGTAAATCCAAAGGACTACAAGCGCAAGGCTGTAGACACAATGGAATCAGAAGGCCGTGACTGGGCAGAAGAAATGCACCGTAAGGATCCAAAGGCAGGATGGCGTGGCCGTCTTCGCTTCTACTGCAACGTACTAGTTGACGATGGAATCGAAGCACCATATGTTGCTATCTGGTCAATGGGTATCAGCAAACAGTCATCATTTAATACAATTCGTGAGTATGCACTTGAAACAGGTAGCATCTCAAATGTGATCTGGAAGTTAAAGCGTAATGGTCAGGGAACTGAAACTAATTACACACTTATTCCATCAGCACCAGACAAGGAACCATTTGATTGGAAGGACATTGAGCCTTATCCTCTTGAGTCAGCACTTAAGAAGA